AGATAATAAAACATTCTCTTGAATTAGCAAAAATACTTATTAGTAATCCTATTGAAGTAAGTGGTAAAACACCTCAAGAATTATTTGAACAATACTACAACGAAACATTTAAATCAGAATAGAATGAGCACAAAAGACAAAGCAACTGACATCTATATTAGGTCAATTAGGCTGCATGGATTATATGAAGGCAAGCAGCACGCTATTGACTCAGCTGTAGCAATCCAAACATTGGCCACATACGATCAACAGAAGTACTGGCAGGAAGTAATAAAATTAATACAAAGCAAATGACATCAACAATGACCACAGTAGTACTGGCTTATAAAGCCATCTATTATACAACAAAATACTCATGAATCAACTTAAGATGTACAGGTGCATCAGACTCATGGAGCTCTTGCAAGATACTCCAAGACAAATCTACACCATTGCAAGGTACTTGGGAGTGAGTGACAGGACAGTCTACAGATACTTTGACTTGTTTAAGCAGTTAGGGTATACACTTGAGAGGGATAGTAATAATAAATATAAATTAACGAAATGAAAGAGTACAAAATATGGCTTGAGGATACAGTCGAAGAGGAAGGTGGATTTTGGTGGTACTGCTGGCTGGATGCAGATGGCTTCCTTCATGACCACACCTATCCAGATGAGCATCCAGATACATTGCAACAATACCTGGCTTGGGGATATAAAGTGGAGGAGGTAACCAATGAGTGAAGAGGCAAAAATGGCACTACTAATGTTTAGTGTAGGGATAATAGTACTAATGATAGGAATGATATATAATGACAACAGAAATAATTAACTACATCAAGGAGCATAACCTTGACTCACCCAGACGGCACAGAGAATACTCTTATAAAAGGTCTTATCTGGCTTATCTCCTGCACAAGCAAGGCATGACATTGCAACAGATAGCTGATGTGTTCAATAGAACTCATGCTACCATAATGCACTGCATCACTTTGCACAAGCACTTCATGACTCAGAATGATACAATCTATCTCTTCCATATAAAGACGGAGGTAGACTACTTCCAGCCAATGGTAGAGATTAAGAGGAACATCTTTAATGAGATACTCAATGCATACAACACCACAGATTTAACAAGAATAAAAGAAAGAATATTAAATAATGAATATTTATTAGTACCTTAGCTCTGCTTTTACCTGATTGATTATCCGAAAAGACCCCCTCCTTGACTGGCTGGGGGTTTTTTTGTGGATTTTTGCAAGGGTAGAATATTTTGTAACTAATTGATAATCAAATGTTGCAAGGGTAGCAAGGGTAAACAGACATTCTTTTGAAACTTCAAATACAAATAATAAAATATTTTATTTCTAAAATTAAATATAATGTATCTCATATATAATTAAATTTTTTACCCTTGTATCCCTTGCAACCCAGTGTGGCATTGACTTTCTACCCTTGCTGTACCCTTGCAAAAATCATTTTTACCCTTGCACCCCTTGCAGATATGTTTTTTATTGTTATCTTTGCAGAGGGGTTGTTGGTTAGCTGCCACATAAAAGGTTTACACTTGTCCTTTCCCCTCTTTTTATTTTACAAGTGGATTTAAAACAAGAACAAAATATGATTAGTTATTGGATCAGTGTCAAAGACACAAAGAAAGACTTTGAACGCACATCAGTTGATGAGCTTTTGGAACACATTAAAAATGGTAAATGGAAAGACCAGGTTGAGCTGGTTAGATCTGCACCTGATGAAGATACAAAGAAAAAACAAAAACTTGTCCTTCCAAGTGTAACCGTTGGTGGTGTATTCTCTGAAAGAAATGAGAAATCACTTGAAAAACATTCTGGTTTTATCTGTATTGATGTTGACAATTACACAGACCGTTCTAAAATCAATGATGACCCGTACACATACGCATCATTCAGCTCAGTAGGTGGTAATGGATTTGCAGTAATTTGCAAGGTTGACCCATCAAAACATAAAGAGTCTTATAATTTCATTGCTGAGTACTATTTTTTAAATTACGGCATAACAGTTGACCCAGCTCCAAAGAATGTTGCCAGCTGTAGATTTGTTAGTTATGATCCTGATTTGTTTTTGAATCTAAAATCTAAGAAAACAAAATCCAAAGTAGAAAAAAAGAGGCTGCCTAAAAACATTTCTATAATAGTACCCAAAACTGATATTGGTGACTTGGTGAATCAAGTAAAGGAATCAGTTGCAGATGAGTATTCAGATTATATAGCTTTGTCTTTTTCAATTGCTGTAGGTTTTGGTAGTGAAGGACGCGAATATTTCCACAAACTTTGTAGTTTATCAATAAAATATAACTATGAACAAGCAGATAAGCAGTACAACATTGCCTTAAAAAGGACTGGCACTGGCATCACAGTAGGAACATTCTACTATTTTCTTAAGCAAGGTGGTGCAGACCTAACAAAATACAACTCAGATAAGGCAATTTCAAGTGTGAAACTTGCCAAGAGAATGAATACTCCAAAACTTGAAGTAGTAAAAGAGCTGGCAAAGGAAAAAAACATTGATGAGAATGAAGCTCTTGAGATAGTAAATGAAATTTTTGACCGTAATGACATGGATATTCGCCATGAAGGTGGTGCTGAGAATATGATTATCAACTGCTCAAATTTTATCTTGAAAAGGTTTAACATTAGAAAGAATCTAATCACCAGAAAATATGAATGGAATGGTGTATCAATGTATGACAAAGAATTTAATACAGTTTTTCTTGAATGCAGAATGACATTTGATGATAAGTCTATCACATTTGATATTGTCAACCGTATAATTCAATCAGTTGCCATACCTGAGTACAATCCATTTTTTGAATATGTTGAGGCAAACAAGCATAAAATTTCCAATGGCAACATTCAGAAATTATGTGACTCAATAAAAAGCAACACACCATTAAAGGATAGATTTATCAGAAAGTGGATGATAGGAATTGTGGCTTGTATCTATGGCAATCCAGTACGATCTGTTTTATCATTAACAGGTGGTCAGAATACAGGAAAAACAGAATGGTTTAGAAGGTTATTGCCAAGTGCACTACAACCTTACTATGCTGAGTCAAATTTGGATAGAGGCAAGGATGATGAGTTGTTGATGTGTGAGAAACTTATTGTGATGGATGATGAGATGGGAGGAAAGTCAAAGCAAGATGAAAAGAAATTTAAGGAATTGACATCAAAAAATTACTTTTCCCTTCGTGCATCTTATGGCAGATATAATGAAGACTACAAAAGGCTGGCTATTTTATGCGGTACATCCAATGATCATCAGTTAATAAATGACTCAACAGGTAACACAAGAATATTGCCTATTGAGGTTGTATCCATTGACCATGCAATATACAACTCAATTGATAAGGATGATTTGTTTATGGAATTACATCGTGCCTACACAAGTGGAGAGTCATATCAATTGGTTGAAACTGAATTGAGCATCTTGAATGAAGTAGGTAGGTCATTTGAATCTATACCATTTGAAAGGGAGTTGATATTGAAATTCTTTAATTTGCCAGACAATAGAGGTGAATGGCTCACAGCTACAGAAATTAAAGATATAATTGAATCACATTCAAAGCAGCGTATCTTATCCATGAAGAAGTTAGGCAGTGAATTAAAGCAGACTTTTGGCAATCCATTATTCAAGGATAGGTCAAACAAATACTATGTGCAAAGAAAGTCGGAGATTATGGAACAAATTAATCCCTTTGCACTATGATAAATTTATATGATTACCAGGAGCAGTATATTTCAGAAATCAAGAAACACTTTGCTAATGGCAAAAAACGTTTGATATTATGCTCTGCAACTGGAAGTGGCAAAACAGTTATGTTCAGCTACATGACAAAGCAAGCCTTTGACAAAGACAAAAGGATTTTGATATTAACAGATAGAAAGGAGTTATTCAGTCAGTCAAGCGGTGCATTGGTTGAAATGGGATTGAAATGCAATGAAATCAAGCCAAATAAAAAGGTTGACTTTTCACATTCTTTGTATGTTGGTATGATCCAAACAGTCACACGTAGAATAAAGAATGTAGAATATCAAGAGCTGATAAAGTCTTTGGATTTGATTATCCTGGATGAGGCTCACAAATCTATCTTTGACCCAATCTTTGAATACATATCAGATAATACATTTGTAATTGGTGCAACTGCCACACCTCATCGGGAAGGAAAGCAACAATCACTTGAGAAATTTTATGATGAGATAGTCCAGGTGATAGACACACCCGATTTGATTATTAAAGAAAAGCTATCACCTTGCAAAACTTATGGTGTGAAAGTGGATTTGTCTGGCATCAAAACTAAAAGTGGTGACTACGATGAGAAGTCTATGGCTGATAAATTCAGTGAGATAAAGTTGTTTCATGGAGTGTATGAAAATTACATGAGAATCTGCAAAGGCAAAAAGGCAATTGTCTTTGCTCCAAATGTAGAAAGCAGTCGAGAGCTTGTGGATGACTGGCAAGATGCAGGTCTTCCAGTTCAACACGTTGATTGTTATATGTCAGATTTGGAACGCAAAGAAATTATTGACTGGTTCAAAAATACTGATGGTGCAATAATTTCAAATTATGGAATTTTGACTACAGGATTTGATGTTCCCAACATTGAGGTAGTGATACTGTATCGTGCAACAAAATCCCTTCCTTTATTTTTGCAGATGGCTGGAAGGGGATCAAGAATATCAAGCGGAAAATCTGATTTTATTTTACTTGATTTTGGCAACAATGTCAAAACTCATAACTATTGGGAACACCCCAGGCAATGGTCATTAAAGAAAAAAGAAAAGAAAGAAGGATCTGCACCAATTAAAGAATGTCCAATGTGTTCCTTCCTCCTTCATGCAGCAATTATGATATGCCCTGAATGTGGACATAAATTTGAAAAGTCTGAGAATGAAAAGGAAAATCAAGTGATTGCTGAATTGGTTTTGATGAGTGGCGTTGACATAAAAAAACTTGCAGAAAAATCCTCAATAAAAGAACTCATGCAAATTCAAACAGCAAAAGGATATAAAAAAAGCTGGATTTTTCACTACTTAAAAACAGCTGATGACTTCAAAGAATATGGTAAAATAATGAAGTATCATTACAAATGGGCTCAACATCAAATTAAACTTAGACACTTATGAAAAACGAATCAGCAATCCAGCAGGAATGTTTTATCTGGTTTAACAACACATTCTGCTTAAAACATCATGATCCAAGATTTATAATGTTCAGCATCCCAAATGAGGGCAAAAATGCAATTGAACAAATCAGAAAAAAACAGATAGGAATGTTACCAGGTGCATCTGATACAATCATAGTATTGGATGGTCAAGTAATATTCTGCGAGTTTAAGGATGAGAAAGGAAGGCAATCAGATAAGCAAAAGGATTTTGAGCAGAGAGTTGAATCATTGAATCATAAGTACTGGGTAGTACGATCACTTGAAGAATTTAAAACTAATATAGAATATCAACTACTATGAGAATCAAACTAAAAATGCCAAAGTTCAACGTCAAGCTCAAGCATCTGAGAAAAAAGTACAAATGTGCTGTTAAGGGTATCAATAACGAATCAACAGATAATTGTTAATAACTTTATTTGTCATATATGCAAAACTTTATTAACTTTGACGAAAATAATCAATTTATGGAAAAGCAATTAATCAGCTCATCTGAGAAAATCAGACAGGCAAACGAAGAGGCAACACTGTCCTTCCACCAGAAGCTCCACAGAGCTAAGTTAGCAATTGGTAAGGTAACCAAGAATGCTACAAGTCATCATTCTAAGTATGCCAACTTGAATGCAATCATTGAGGCAGTTGAGCCTATTCTACTTGAGAATGGCTTACTACTCCTGCAACCTATCCAAGGCAATAGTGTGTGCACTCAGATTATAGACATTGACTCAGGTGCAAAGGTTGAGTCTTGTATGGAGCTGCCAGCAGGCATGAACCCACAGCAGCAGGGTAGTGCCATCACTTACTACAGAAGGTACACCCTTCAGTCAACTCTCTCACTACAAGCAGTGGATGATGATGGTGAGGCAGCAAGCAAGCCAGCACCTGTTAAGTCAGCACCAACCAAGCATCCAATACAAGATGAGAGACTGCAAGCAGCACTTGATTTTATTGCATCTGGTGGTGACTACTCAATAGAGAGGTTAAAAAATGAGTTCTCACTAACTAAAGAACAGGAGGCAAGACTATGAAGTGGAGAGCATCACAACTCGGCAACCTAATGACCAACTCAAGGAGTAAGTCAGAGGTACTATCTGAGACTACTAAGTCAGAGATTAGAAAGATAGCTAAGCAGGACTTCTACGGATACACCACAGAAATCAAGACTAAGCCTATGATCAAGGGCACTGACTGGGAGCAGGAAGGCATTGACCTACTGAACTCAGTACGGTTCACTCAGTACAGTAAGAACGAGCTAAGACTATCTAATGAGTACATGACTGGATGCTGTGATATCATAACAGATGATAGTATCATTGACATCAAGTCATCCTGGTCATTAGAGACCTTCCCGGCAACACCATCAGAAGGTGATGCAAGTGGGTACGAGTGGCAAGGTAGAGCATATATGTGGCTGTATAATAAGCCATCCTTTGAGTTAGTCTACACCATGTACACAACACCAGATGAGCTGCTGACTGAGTGGGATAACCTATCCATCCATAGAGTTGACCACATTGATCCAGCTAAGCGTATCACAGTAGTGAGATATGAGAGAGATGAGGCACTTGAAGAGCAGATTAAGGAACGGTTGATCCATTGCTCAGAATACTATTCACAATATATAAATCTTTTAAACAATAAATAATGACACCGAAAGAAAAAGCACAACAGTTAGTAGATAGATTCTACAATCTACAGTCAAGTATTGCATGGACTACAAATGATGAGTTAAAACGTCAAGCCTCTATATTCAATGATGAGTTAGGAGAAGATGTTGAAATCTATTGGGATAAATTAGCTAAGCAAACAGCAGTGATTTCTGTGGATGAAATTTTAAAGTCATTTGGTACATTAACTAATGGCAATGTATTTTATACAACTTTCAATGCCATTGAATATTATCAAGAAGTTAAACAAGAAATTATTAACCTTTTAAATCAGAATAAATGAGAATAAAATCAGAAAATGAAGAGCAACCATTAGTAGTAATTGAATTTATTAACTTTTAAACAATAAATAATGGAAACAAGAACACAAATAGTCACTCAGTTAGTGGCAGCAATGATTAGCAACAATGCTATACACATGACTAATACCGAGATGGTAATAATGGCACGTGACATAGCAGATGAGATAATTGAAACAACAACCGAGGAGATACCATTTCCTGAAACAGTAGTATAATGTCAGAACTAACAATGAAAGGAGCTATCAAGCTCATCAACCCAGTCAAAGTGATATCAGATAAATTCTCAGTGAGAGAGTTTGTGATCACTACACTTGATGAAAAGTACCCTCAAGATGTAATCTTCCAGACGGTCAATGACAAGATGGATATCATAGCACCGTATGGTCAAGGTCAAGTCGTAACAGTGTCATTCAATGTAAGAGGTAGAGAGTATGCTGCACCAAACAAACCTGTGAGGTACTACAACACACTTGATGCATGGAAGGTGCAAGGTGATGCTGCAGTACAACCAATAGAGGAGACAGATGACCTCCCATTCTAAGACCGTTTATCTCCAGGTAGGTCAAACACTGACCGACTGGATGAGAAGTGAGCTTAAAGACAAGCTAAACAGCAGAAACAGGGCTGTACACATGGCAGAGGATATCGGAGTGGTGAACGCAACACTGCACCGATTCCTTCAAGGTGGTGAGGCACGAGGTAAGTTCTATGATAAGGTATTTAACTATCTAATGAAATAAATATGACACCAAAAGAAAAAGCACAACAGTTAATTGATTTATATTCTTTTGCAAATTTTAAAGAAATTAAGTTTGCGCATAATTGCGCTTTAATAGCAGTTGATGAAATAATTAATATTGCATATTGGGAATACATGGAAAGCATGGGAGAAAAAGAAAAAGAGTACTGGAACGAAGTTATACAAGAGATTAAACTACTATGAACTACTTAGTACAGATAATGATTGACATCGAAGGGCAGTACTACACCCCTCAAGAGGTGCTTGATAATACAATACCATCAAATGAACAAGATACATAAAGTAGGCGACAAAGTCCAATACAATAAGAACGAGATAGTAGAGATTCTACAGATACAAGGTAAGTACTGTTTAATACTATTCTCAAGTGGCACTAAGATATGTACATCTCTAAGTACGTTTGACAACTGAGGCTCGGCAGCCACACAGGGGAGTATAACAGCTCCCCTTTGTTGTATTCAAATAATTACTATATTTACACCATGATAATCACATACCTTACTCCCTTAGTAGTCTCCTGGTGGTTCACTCACTTCGAGCCTATCCAGGACTACATAGACAATACACTGATACTACCAGACTGGCTACACACAGCACTCGGTTGCTGGAAGTGTCTCTCGTTCTGGTCAACCTTGGCATACTCACAATCATTCACTGTGGCCTGTGCCACATCACTCACAGCAGTATGCTTGAACAAACTGATATACAACTCATAGAGACCATCCTAAACCTACCAGAGGAGGAGACAATGACAAAGAGCTCACTGGTAAAGCTCAGAGCAGTCAAGCAACAAGTAACCGGCATACGTGACAAGGAGTGCTTTTGCTCTGGTGTACGTAGGAAGGTATGGCTCAAAGACTTTAACATCTGGTATGAAGGAGCAACTGGATAGATACGTAGCTAAGAACTACAGTGAGGTGCTCAAGTACACCAGGCACTTCCTAAAGGTGCTCAATATACCTGCCTCAATAGATGCAGATGCCGTTATCAACAATGCATACATCCACTGCACCAAGGTACACCTTCCAGATATGACTCAAGATAAGGCTAAAAGCTACCTACTCAACACGATCAAGTATGAGTTGATATGGACTCAAGGCTCAAGGACCAAGCGAGATGACATATACAGGTCTCAGGAGCACTTAGGCGATGACATAGACGATACAACAGACCTTGACCATAAGATACAGATAGAGGAACGCTACAGCTTTAAGAAGGCAATGGTTGAGATATACAGGAACAACTTGGACGATAGGATAAAAAGGATTATATTTGAAGCATACTATGATAAAGGTCACTCAACTCAGACTGCACTGGCTCAGTACTTTGACATCAACAGTACATCTGCTTACTTTCTGATACGAGAAATAAAACAAAATATAAAAGAAATACAATATAGGTATGAAGAGTGTTGACATCATAGGACTAATCACTTACATCCTGGCTTGGGGTGTGGTGCTGGCACTGTTCAATGAGAATATGTACCTGCTGTATAAATTTGCAGGTGCTACATTAGCTGCTTATCTAATATTCATAATAATACAACAAAATGAACTACAAAATTAAAGACGAATTTATTGGTAAGACTATCAAGGTCTACAATAAGCACACAGGAACTAAGGCAGTATCTATTGCCAGCCTTGACATGAGCAAAGTAGAGTATTATATCACAACAGGACTTAAGCATATCTTTGAGGAGGTAGTAACTACCACTGCACCTGAGGTTGTTGTGATAGAGTATAAGGCTGTAGATGGTCCAATACCAGAGTCAACTGCTAAGCCTAAGAAGAAACGCAAACCTAAAGGTGATGCCCAAGCCTAAATACATAGAGACCCCTGAGAAGATGTGGGAGCTATTTGAAGCCTACAGGGATTGGTGCAAGTCAAACCCAAGGTATCAATACTCACTTTCTAATAAAACAGGGGAAGCTACTCCAGTGCCATTAGAGAGACCATTGACTCAAGTAGGATTCAGATGCTTTGCTGCTGAAAGAGGTAATACAGTGACTGATTATTTTTCTAATAAGGATGGGAGATATTCAGTGTATGCCACAATCTGTACATGCATAGAGGAAGCAATCAGACAAGATCAGATTGAGGGAGGGATGGCAGGCCAGTATAATGCCTCCATCACTCAGCGACTAAACAACTTAACTGAGAGAGTTGATACAACTACTCAAGGCCAGGCTATAAATGATATTAAGGTTACTATTATTAAATAGTGTATCTTTGACATAATTCTTACTATACTACTAATAGAGTGGTATAGGTCAACTATTGCACACTATGGAGATAAAGAGCACAGTGATATTCGAGAGAAACTACGAGGCACTGACAAGTCCAGAGCATAGATTCATTATCAATGAGGGCGGCTCAAGGTCATCTAAGACCTACAGCCTATGCCAGCTGATTATAGTCTACTGCCTACAGAACAGAGGCAAGGTAGTTAGCATCATAAGGAAGACCTTCCCTGCACTCAGAGCCACAGTCATGAGAGACTTCCTTGAGATCATGAAGGACTTAGATATCTATGAGGTAAGCAAGCACAATAAGTCTGAGCACATCTACACCTTTGACAATGGCTCTATCGTGGAGTTCTTCTCAGTGGATGATGAGCAAAAGATACGAGGTAGGAAGAGAGACCTTGCATGGTGCAATGAGGCCAATGAGCTGTACTACGATGACTTCACTCAGCTCAACATGAGAACAGAGGGCAAGCTAATCTTTGACTACAACCCAAGTGAGAGCAACTCATGGCTGTATGAACTACCAGTTGAGGAGAGCATCCTCATCAAGTCAACCTACAAGGACAACCCCTTCCTGCCAGATAGCATCAAGAGACAGATAGAGGACTTGAAGCGCACAGATGAGGCACAGTATCAGATATACGCCTTGGGAGAGAAAGCCATCAGCAAGAGCAACATCTACAGCAACTGGTCATTTGTCAAGCATAGGCCTGCTAAGTTCACATCATTTGTCTATGGCCTTGACTTCGGATACAACCACCCTACTGCACTGATACGTGTGTACTGGCGTGACAAGGACATCTACATTGAGCCTGTCATCTATGAGAGCTACTTGACCACCACTGACCTCATCGCTCGTATGGATCAGTTAGGCATTGACAAGAGCATCAACATACTGGCTGACTACTCAAGACCAGAGACCATAGCAGAGATAGATAGGGCAGGGTACTACATTGAGAATGCTAACAAGGTAGTCAAGAAGGGGATAGATAACATCAAGACATTTGGTGTGATCTGTGAGGAGCACCCTGCACTTAAGAAGGAGTATGAGAACTACAAGTGGAAAAAGATAGGTGATCAGATAACAGATGAACCAGTCAAGCTATGGGATGATGCTATGGATGCCATCCGATATGCAGCGACATACATCAAGCAGGAGTACTACACTGATGACAGTTACTTAGCCTTCTAACAGGATTCGCTTCAAGATACAATATAGGTATGGCAACAACAATCATAGCACAGCCTCAAGACTTCACGCCTGCATACAATGAGTGCAAGTTCATAGTGAACTCAACCAATGTGAACAAGGCAGGCTTCAGATATATCTTTGAGGTATACGAGTCAGGAACGGCAACAAGGATAGGATACTACAAGGCACTGCCAACATTCGGTACTGGCTATGGTGAGCAGGACTTATCTAAGCTACTCAGTAACATGGTGAGCTTTGACTTCAACCCATACATCACAACCTTCTATGATGCTGCCAACTCATACTATAACTACGATATCAAGATAGGCGAAGAGTATATCTTTGACCTAAGCTATACAGCCTCATTGGTTGACAATGCTGGTAACGTTCGCATCACAGCAACGCATCCCTTCCAAGTAGGTGACCAGGTTAACATCACACAGGCTGACTTAGGTGTGGCCAACCCAGGAGTGGAAGGTCTGCATACAGTGATTGCCATTACAGGCACAACTAACTTCACTATCAACGCATTGTGGGCTGATGTGACTGATGCAACTATCAACGGCTCAGTTGAGTATGCTGATAAGAGAAAGACCATTAACCTTAACATAGTGAGCACCCTTGATAAGTATGTGTTCAACGGTGTGCAGCCTTGGATTGATATGCCGTACTGGGATGAGACTAACTATGAGCTTGACAATGTTAATGGCCAATGGCTCACTGACCAGCCTACAACATTCAGCTGTACACTTGGTCAGGACTTATGGCTCAACCTTAAAGACCCAGGCATAGCACCTACCAATAAGAGGGTGTACTTTGAGAATGATAACGGTGATGTGTTCTACAAGGCTGTGAGTGGAGCTGACTACATCAAAGGTGTGGCAGTTGGTGTGAATAACTACGGCTCGCTTACAGTGGTAAGTGGCACTGCTCCATTGGTCAAGCCTACTACTCAGAGTTACGAGATATGGTATAGTGACGGGGTGTTCAACCCTGTGAAGTCACTTAAGTATAAGATCAACATAGATAGAAGGATACTAATCTCTGAGAGTCACATCCTATTCCTTGACCGTATGGGCTCATGGAGTAGCTTTGCCTTCCAGCTCAAGAGTTATGAGAAGCTAAACATCAAGAGAGAGACCTACAACAAGGATGTACCTGGCAGCGTGGTTGACTCACAATGGCAGTATAAAAGTTATGAACAAGGCACTGTTAATTTCAACACTCAAGTGAGTAAGACTATTGACCTCAACACTAACTGGATGACTGAGAGTGCAGGTGTGTACTTCCAGCAGTTGGTAACATCACCACAGACTTACATCAAGAATGTAGTGTATCACATCACAGAGGAGGGAGCACCACTCTATGATGAGGATGGCTGCATCATACACGTACCTGAGAGCACTGAGTACATCAGTTGCAACGTTGTGAACAATACCTTTGACATACAGAGAGAGAGGAACAAGCATCTGATTAGACAACAGCTACAAGTTAGGTTATCAAACAACGATATAATCAATGGTTAAGATAGTACTATCAACAGGAGTGCTGGATGTTGCTGAGACTCTGTCACTGCCTATCACATTCAACATAGGAGATATCAGAGACCTGTCCTCAAGGAAGGGTACATTCTCAAAGACTGTCACATTGGATGGAACTAAGAACAACAATGAGCTGTTAGGCCATTACTACGATGTGAACATCCAGGCAGGCACATTCAACATCAACACCTTGACTAAGTGCCAGGTGATACAGAACGGTGTGCCAATCTTAGATGAGGCATTGCTACAGTTAGTAAGCGTGAACAAGGTGCAGAGCAACACCAGCTATGAGGATGAGGTAACATACAGCGTATTGATTAAGGATAGCAGAGCTGAGTTCTTTACAGCCATCACTAATGCCTATCTCACTGACTTAGACTTTAGTGATCTCAACCATGCGTTCGACTCTGCTGCTATAGCTGGCACATTCAACAACACTGTAGCTGATGGATATAAGTATCTAATGCCATACAATGATACCAACGTCTTCCAAGCTAATGACTTCAAGCCTGCCATCTATGCCAAGACATACTGGGATAGAATATTCGCTGTGGCTGGCTTCACATACACCTGGTCAGAGATAGCGGCTGCACACTTTGATAAGTTGCTGATACCGTACAACGGAGATGTCAACAACCAGGACTATGAAGACTACAGAGTTGAGGCAACCAACACATGGACTACTACTAATGTGCAGGCCGTTGGTCAGAACGTAACCTTCCAAGAGGCAGTTGACTCAGGATGGAGTGAGCTGATAGATACACAATCTTTGTTTGACCCTACAACGGGAGAGTACACCTCACCAATCAGCACCAACACTAATGCAGGTGAGCACTATGTGTACAGCTTGACAATAGGTGGGACTATATCACTTGACAATACAAGTGGTGGTACGGCTACCTTGTTGCAACCAACATTCATAGGTAACTCATTCAACAGATATAGACCTTATGCTGTAGTGAATATTGCAGGTCAACAGAATGCTGTTGTATTTGGTCAATCTCAAACAGTTTACGCTGGCACAGTACCAACAGGCAGCACTACAATACTAACATTCTCAGAGACTTTACCTATACCTGCTGTTACCAATGATCCCTTTAACTTAGCTATAGATGCAGCAGATATACAGGTGCTTTATGTAGGTGTTCAAATCACTACATTTGGAGATGCGGCACTATCATATCAAGCACAGAATCAAGGTGTGTGGAGGCTTGTAAGTAGCTTACTTACAGCAGCAGCCGTCAACGTAGTCCTTGACCTGAACTTTATCAACATGGTGATACTGCCAAGCAACAACATACAGATCACTGGAGGCACGTTGACAATGAACCAATACGTGCCTGTTGAGATTAAGCAGTCAGACTTTGTGAAGGGCATCCTACAGATGTACAACCTTTATGTTGAGCAGGATATTGACAACCCAAACAACCTTGTACTAAGGCATCGTGATGAGTACTATGACTCAGGAGCTGAGAAGGACTGGAGCGAGAAGCTGGCTAAGGATAGAGGGCAGGACTTGATGTTCCTTCCTGACTTGACTAAGAAGAGGCTCAAGCTAACCTATGAGGCTGATGAGGATACAGCTAATAAATTATACACACAAGCGACTGGTGAGATATACGGTCAGATAGAATACACTTTTGACAATGAATATGTTAAGGATGTTGAGACTCAGGCTCTACTGTTCTCACCTACTCCAGTTTACTCTACGAGTTTTGGTGCATACCTTCCAGCCATAAACGGTGCAGCACCTAACACAAACATCCGTATCTTATATGATGGTGGTGAGCAACCTTGCCAGCCGTTTGACATAGTGGACTTTGGCACAACGGGTCAATATGGCTTAACTGACTATCCTATGATTGGTCACTTCAACAATGCGTTGACTCCGACCTTTGATATCAACTTTGGCACGAATGACTTTTACTTCTATGAGACAACATCACTGACAGCAAACAACCTGTACAACTTGTACTGGAGGCGTACTGTCAACCAGATAAATGTAGGTAAGATGCTGACAGCTATGTTTGACCTTAATGAGGTAGACATCCAGTCACTCAAGCTCAATGATAAGATATACATTGACAACTCATGGTGGAACATTAACAAGATTGCTGACTATAACGCCAACAACAACCAGCTCACTAAGGTAGAGTTGATAAGCATAGATACTGAGATTGACCTTGCACCGTTCAAGACGGGTGCAGGTAGACCTATTGGTGATACTATCGTAGCTGTAGGTACTGATGCCATCTTAAGAACGAGGTCAATGACCAGCAATGTGATCATGCCTGGTGCAGATGCTATGGTGTTTGGTAAGGGTAACACTGTGACTGCTGGCACAAGGGGTGTTGTGATTGGTGACGGTCAGACCTTGAGTGATGACGGTATGGTGGTGAGTAACTTGACTGTGACTGGTACTATCAATGGTGATGTGGTGGTGAACAGTGGTAAGTATATTGCAAACCTACTACAAAGTAGCACAACTGATCCAACAGCTACAGTACTTGAGAACACAATAGGAGATATTGTGTGGGATAGGTTATCAACAGGATACTACAGAGGTACGTTAAACAGTGCCTTCCCTTCAGCCGATACAACTTATATATCTATTTCAGGAACAGTAGATCCTGGACTTGTAACGGCGTACTGGTATAACTCAAATCAAATAAGAGTATATACAAGAGACACCTCCCTTGATGCTCTTGCGGATGATTTATTAACATATACAACAATAGAAATAAGAACATACTAACATGAATGAAGTAGAGATACCATTAAAGATAACGGGCATTGGTGCTATCAAGGCTGAGCTTAGAGACCTCAAAGGACAGATAGCTGATGCCACAGATCCTGAGTCATTAAGACAGTTATCAATGCGAGCTGGTGAGCTCAAGGACCAACTCAAGGATGCTAATGAGGCGGTCAACGTCTTTGCATCTGGCAGTAAGTTTGAACAAGTTAGCAACTCAATAGGTGGTATCAAGGACTCATTGATGAGCTTGGACTTTGAAGAGGCTAATCAGAAGGCTCAGGTCTTTGCTGGTGCACTTGGTAAGCTCAACCCTGCTGACTTAGCAAAAGGAATGAAGGGATTGATGGGTACTTTATCTACTGTAGGTGGTGCATTTGTTAAGTTAGGAGCTACCATATTGGCCAACCCTATATTCTTACTTGTGGCGGTCATCACAGTGATAGTCGTTGCTATTGGATTTTTCCTTAAAAAGATAGGTGTACTTGATGCAGTGTTCAAGGCTATCATGGCACCAATCAACGCTGTGATACAAGGCTTCAAGGACTTAACCGATTGGATGGGATTGACTGACAATGCAGCAGAAGAGAATGCAGAGGCGGTGAAGGAGGCAAGTGAGAAAAATAGAGAAACTTTAAAGGCTGAAAGTAAAGCAAGACAGGACTTGTTCAACCTTACCAAAGACTTAAGTGATGAGGAGATTGCAGCTATTGAGGAAAAATTAGGTATTCAAATTGATGCCAACACTAATATCTATGACCTTAAGCAGGAACAGATAGAGGGAGATATGGCTATCAATCAAGCTGAGATTGACTCACTAAACCTTAAGAAAGAACTGACAGAGGAGGATAAGAAGAGGTTAGCTGATCTAAACAAGACTCAAGCTGATTTAGCTAATCAAGCAGTTCAAAATGAAATCAACAAAATACTTGCTATTAAGAATCTCAACCTAAGCCTTGATAAGCAGATTGAGATGTTGCAAGCTAAACAAATCAAAGGGGAGTCTGAACGTGCTAAGGCAATGCTTGACATCCAACAAAAGGAGGCTTTGGCCAAGGCTGAGCAACAACTCAAGGAAGCTAAACAACTTGGTAATCCAGAGGCTGTAACTAAGGCATTAACATTGATACAGTTAATTAAGACTGACTTCAAACGGCAGGAGCTTGAGATAACTAACAAAGGCAACGCTGCTGTAGCTAAGTCAAACACATCTGCTGCTGTTAAAAGTGTGCAAGAGACTAAGACTAAGGAGGCTAAGAAGTTAGAGCAGATGCGTAAAGATGGTGCAAATGTGATAGCTCAAATGGAGGTTGACAACGCAACAGAGGAAGAGATACAAGCTGAGAAACTTAAGCAACTTGATGCTGAGTTATTATATGTCAAAACTCATAGAGTTAAATTATACAAGGATGCTGTAGACCAAAACGCTGCCATCTTAAGATTAGAGAATGACATCAAGAAAATCAAAGATAAAAGCTTAGCAGAGCAAGAGAAAGAAGACAATGCCAATGCCCTTGCAAGACTTGAGCGTGCTGTATTGAATGCAAAGGAGGAAGGTAATGCTGTACTGTTAGCTCAAAAGGATTTATTAACTGAGCAAAGCAGACAAAAGATGCTATCCTTAGAGGTAGGGTCTGATGCGGCTCTACTCCTTGCAGATGAAACTGCCAAAGGACTGGATGCTATTGACAAGCAGATTGTCATTAGTGATAATGAGAAGACCCTTAAGATACTTGCAGCGGCACAATTAGTACAAGAGACTAAGCTATCTAA